GCCCTCGCGAGAGGGGCCGACGATGGCGAGGACGACAACCCGTTCGCGTAAGCCGGGCAAGCCCGAGGCGGCCGCCCGGCGCGACGACCTGGAGTTGCCGGACCAGGAGACTCTGGACCGGCTGAAGCTCTCCCCCGAGGTCGCCTGGTACCTGGTCTCTCGCAGCATCCCGCTGCCGGACTCCCCGCCGCTACACCAGACGCCCTCCCCTGGGGAGGCGCCCGGTGCCGTGTTCGACCCGGCCCGCGTCGACCGCGTGGTCAACGCGTTCTCCAAGCTGCGGCACACCAAGGGCCAGTGGGCCGGCCAGCCGCTCAAGCCGGACCCGTGGCAGGTCGGGTACGTCATCGCCCCGGTGTTCGGCTGGGTCCAGTGGGACGACGACGCCGACGACTACGTGCGCGTCGTCTCCGAGCTGTACGTCGACGTGCCCCGCAAGAACGGCAAGTCCACACTGTGCGGCGGCATCGCGATCTACATGACGTGCGCGGACGGCGAGCCCGGCGCGGAGGTCCTGGCCGCAGCCACCACGAAGGACCAGGCCCGGTTCGTCTTCGACCCGATCCGGCGGCTGGCCGACTCAGCGCCCGCGCTCAAGGGCCACGTCAAGCCGCTCAAGGACAAGATCCTCCACCAGCGGTCCGGCTCGTACTTCCAGGTCATCTCGAACGTGGCCGACGCGCAGCACGGCGCCAACCTGCATGCCTACGTCCTCGACGAGCTGCACATCCACAAGGGTCCGGACATGCTCGAGACCCTCGAGTCCGGCACCGGCTCCCGCCGCCAGCCGCTCGGCGTGGTCATCACCACGGCGGACACCGGCAAGCGCGAGACGCCGTACGACAACAAGCGGCGCCGCATCGAGCAGCTGGCGCGCCGCGTGCTGCACGACTCGTCCGTGTACGGCGTGATCTTCGCCGCGCCGAACGACGCCGACCCGCATACCGAGGAGACGTGGCGGGCGGCCAACCCAGGGTTCGGGGTGTCCCCGACGCGCGCGTACCTGGTGAAAGCCTCGCGCAAGGCGCAGTCCTCGCCAACCGATCTGGCGTCGTTCAAGCGGCTGCACCTCGGCATCCGTACGCGGCAGGACGTCAAGTTCCTGCCGATCGATGCGTGGAACCGCAACGCGGGCATGGTCGACGAGACCACGCTCCACGGACGGCAGACCTGGGGCGGCCTGGACCTCGCCGCGACGTCCGACCTGTGCGCGCTGTGCTGGCTGTTCCCCGATGACGAGACCGGCCAACTCGACGCCCTGTGGCGCTTCTGGACGCCGGAGGACAACCTCGAGGCCCTCGACAAGCGGACCGCGAAGGCCGCGTCCCGGTGGGTCAAGGAGGGGTGGCTGACCACCACCCCGGGCAACGTCGCCGACTACGACTGGATCAAGGAACAGATCCGCAAGGACCGCGATCTTTTCCGCGTCAGGTCGATCGGCTACGACCCGTGGAACGCGAGCCAGCTGACGAACGACCTGGTCTCCGAGCGGGCCAACCTGGTCAAGGTCCGGCAGGGCTTCCAGACCCTGTCGCCCGTGCTCAAGGAGACGCAGCGCCTGATCCTGCAGGGGACGCCGGAGTCGCCGGTTCTGCGGCACGGCGGTAACCCGGTGGTCCGCTGGTGCGTCGACAACCTGGCCGTCGCCATGGACCCCTCGGGAAACGTCAAGCCGGACAAGGCCAATTCGGGCGACAAGATCGACGGCGTGTCCGCCCTGCTGACCGCCATGTCGGAAGTCATCGCCAGGCCCCCGCGCCGGAAGTCCCGGTACGCGGAGGGCGAGGACGAAATCATGGTCGTGTAGCGGCCGGAAGCGGGAGGCTGCTGTGTTCGCGTGGCGCCGTACAGCCGTACGGAAACGAGTCGTCATCAACCTGCAGGACAAGGCGTTCCGCGGGATCCTCTGGGCCAAGCGCGGCCCGCTCCTGGTCCTCCGCGACGCGGAGCTCCTCGAGGCCGGCCGCACCCCGCAGCCGGTGGACGGCGAGGTCGTCATCGAGCGAGCGCGCGTGGAGTTCACCCAGGTCCTCGCGGGCGGTGGTGGCTGATGGCGTTCGTGGTCAGCTCCGGCGAACTCTCGACGACCGGGGCCGGGGTCATGCCGGGGTACGCGGCCATGTCCCTGCGGGCGGCGCCGTGGGAGTACGAGACGATCTGGCGCACACAGCCCCAGGTCCGTACGGTCATCAGCTTCCTCGCGCGGAACATCGCGCAGCTCGGGGTGCACGTCTACCGCAGGGTGAGCGACACCGACCGCGAGCGGCTCACTCAGCACCCGCTCGCGCAGCTGCTCAACAGTCCGCTGCTCGGCATGACCACGTACCGGTTCATCGAGCGGCTCGTCTCGGACGTTGCCCTGTACGACAACTGGTACGGGATCAAGTTGAAGCTGAACGGCACGCTGCGGATCCTGCCGGTGCCGCCCACGCTGATCCGCCCGTACGGCGGGAACTGGATCCGGCCCGAGAAGTACCAGACCGCTGGCGGGCGGGACTTCCAGCCGGACGAAGTGATCCACATTCACGGGTACTCGCCGACCGATCTCACGTACGGTGAGTCGCCCATCGAGTCCCTGCGGGATCTGCTGCTCGAGTCGGCCGAGGCGTCCAAGCACCGCTCGCAGATGTGGAAGTCCGGAGCCCGCCTGACTGGTGTCCTCGTCCGGCCGGCCGACGCTCCGGACTGGGACTCGAAAGACAAGTCCCGCTTCCGCGAGATGTGGCGCTCCTTCTCCGAGGGCGGCGGTGCCGAGGGCGGTACGCCGATCCTCGAGGACGGCATGACCTACGACAAGGTCGGCTTCAACCCGGAGCAGGCGCAGTACATCGAGGCGAGGAAGCTGACCCGCGAGGAGGTCAGCGCGGCGTACTTCATCCCCCCGCCGCTGATCGGGATCCTCGACCACGCCACGTACTCCAATATCAAGGAGCAGCACGCCCACCTGTACCAGGACACTCTGGGTCCGTGGACCGTGATGATCCAGCAGGAGTTCGCGGCTCAGGTCCTCCCGGATCTGCCGGACAACGAGGACGTCTACTGCGAGTTCAACATCGCGGAGAAGATGCGCGGCTCCTTCGAGGAGCAGGCGGCCGCGGCGTCGACTGCGGCGGGCGGGCCGTGGATGACCCGGAACGAGATCCGCGCGCGGAACAACCTGCCGCGGGTCGAGGGCGGCGACGACCTGATCGTCCCGATGAACGTCACCGAGGGCGGCCTCGCCAACCCGCGGGACACCGCGCCGGCCCCGGCGGGCGCTCCCCCAAAAGCGCGTGGCCTGCCGCGTAGCAAGGCCACCGGCAGGCCCTCCGCGCTCGGCACGTTCGCGTCCGAGCGAGATGCTCTCGAGCGGACTCTGACCGCGTTCACCGAGCGGCAGGCCGACGCGCTCCTGTCGGCCGCCGGCGCGAAGGCGGCGGACGACGCCGACGGGATGCCGGATCTGCTCGCGCTGTGGGCCGCCGGATCTGAGGACCGCCTCGCGCAGCTGCAGGCGCTCCTGGCCCACCACGGCTACCGGCTCGCTCAGGTCGGCGCGTGGGACGTCCTGGACGTCTGGAACCCGGAGGCCGAGAACTGGTCGGCCGACGTGATGCTCGCCTGGATCCTCGCCGCCGCGGAGACGCATGCGGCGCAGCACGAGGAGTCGGGCCGGGAGGCCGTTGCCGCGGTGCAGGAGGAGGGCGGCGACGGCTGGCGGGAGGCCCTGCAGACGGCCGCGGTTGCGTGGGGCACCGCGGCCGCTGTACGGGCTCTCACCGCCTCGACCGAGCTCCGCAGCTTCGGCGGCCACGACGCCGCCGGCGCGAGCGGCCTCACCAAAAAAATCTGGGTCACCGGCGGCACCAACCCACGCGCCTCGCACAAGGCGCAGAACGGCGAGCAGGTCGGCTTGGACGACGTGTTCTCCAACGGTCTGCGCTGGCCGGGCGATTCCGGGGGCGAGACGAAAGAGCTCGTCAACTGCAAGTGCACTCTCGACTACGCGAAGGAGGGCTGACGTGCGCACGAAGGACTTCTCCGCAAGGGTGAAGGCGGCGGGCGTCGCCGACGGGCTGGCCGAGGGGCAGTTCGTGGCGCTGGTATCGGTGTTCGGCAACGAGGACTCGGTGGGCGACGTCGTCCGGCCGGGCGCGTTCACCGACACGCTCAAGGACTGGGAAGCCAAGGGCGACCCGATCCCGGTGATCTGGTCTCACGACTGGTCCGATCCGTTCTCTCACATCGGGACGGTCGTCAAGGCGGTTGAGACGCTGCAGGGCTTGGAGGTCACCGGGCAGATCGACGACCTCGACACGAACCCCACCGCGTCCCAGGTGTACCGCCTGTTGAAGGGCCGTAGGGTCACGCAGTTCTCCTTCGCCTACGACATCGGTGAAGGTGCCTGGGTCAGCGACGAGGAGCACAAGTACGGCGGCTACTACGAGCTGCGCCGCCTCAAGCTCCACGAGGTCGGCCCGTGCCTGGTCGGCGCGAACCAGGAGACCGAGCTGCTCGCGGCCAAGGCCGCCGGCCTGGCCCGCGGCGCGAAGGCGGGACGCGTCCTGAGCCAGAAGAACTTCGAGGCCCTGAACGCGGCGTACGACGCGATCGGTGAGGTCCTCGCCGCCGCGACCCCGGAGAAGGCCCGCCCCGAGGCGGCCCCCAAGACGACCCCCGACACGTCCGGCCAGCCCGACTCCGCGGCAGCCGGCGGCGACACGCCGCCCGCCCAGCCCGCAGAGACCGCGCCCGCCCAGGACAACCCAGAGGGCACCCCCAGCACGACCGACATCAGCAGCACCGAGGAAGAGACCACGCCGGACCCCCGCGAAGCGCCGTCCACGGACGACGCCGCCAAGGCCGGTGCCGACTCTGCCCGTCTGCGTACCGACCTCGAGCTGTTGGAGCTCGAGGCCTCGCTCACGGAATGAGGAGACATGGCCAAGACGATCAAGGAACTCAGCGAGGAGATGCGGCACCACCTCCTCAAGGCGCGGGAGATCACGACCCGGGCCGAGGAGGACGGTGACCGCGGGTTCACCGAGGCAGAGGCCGCGGAACTGCGCGATCACATGTCCAAGGCCACCGCGGCCAAGGCGGCGATCGAAGGTCTCAAGGGCGACGCCGAGCTGAAGCGGACGCTGTCCGAGCTCGGCGACGACATCGCCCTGAACGCGAAGACGGAGAAGGACGGCACGCGGCAGACCGCGTCCGGCTTCCACCTGCCGGAGAAGGGCAAGTCCCTCGGCGAGCAGTTCACCGACTCGCCCGAGTACAAGGGCCTGATGGCCAAGGCCGTCAACGGTAAGTTCGGCGCGCAGCAGCGTGTCCAGTCGGAGATGTTCGGCGTCAAGAGCCTGGTAACCGGCGGCTCCGACACCTCCGGCGGCGCCCTGGTCCAGAACGACTGGCGCGGCCTGCAGGTCGGCATCGACGTCTTCCAGCGGCCGCTGCGCCTACGCGACGTCGTCACTCCGGGCACCACCACGTCGGACACGGTGGAGTACGTGCGTGTCACCTCCGTGACGAACAACGCGGCCCCGGTCGCCGAGGCGACGTCCGCGGCGGCACCGACAGCGCCGGGCGGTGCGGGCGCGCTGGTGAACAACGCCGGCGGCGGCTACAAGCCCGAGTCGGGCGTGGCCCTGGCGAAGGTCACCGCTGCGGTCAAGACCATCGCTCACTGGATGCCGGCCACCAAGCGCGCGATGTCCGATGCGGCGCAGGTCCGGACCCTGATCGACGCGTTCCTGATGTACGGGCTCGAGGAGGAGCTCGAGGACCAGATGGTCCAGGGCGACAACACGGGCGAGAACTTCGAGGGCGTCGCCACGGTGAGCGGCACCCAGTCGCAGGCGTGGGACACCGACCTGCTCACCACGACCCGCAAGGCCAAGACCAAGGTCCGCACCGTCGGCCGGTCAATGGCCAACGCCTACCTGCTCAACCCGTCGGACACCGAAGCGCTGGACCTCCTGCAGGACAACGAGGCCCGGTTCTACTTCGGGGGTCCCGGCGGTGCGGGCACGGCCCAGGTCCTGTGGGGTGTCCCGGTTATCGAGACCGAGGCCGTCCCGGCGGGCACCGGCTACGTCGGCGACTGGCGCAAGGCCGTGCTGTGGGACCGCGAGCAGGCGACCATCCAGGTCACCGACTCGCACCTGGACTTCTTCGTCCGCAACCTCGTCGCGATCCTCGCCGAGATGCGCGCAGCTTTCGGTGTCCTGCAGCCGTCCGCGTTCGTCGAGATCGACCTGACCGCCTGATCGGAGGCATGAACCATGGCGTACCTCAACCCCGGCGCGGGCGCTGCCCGTGAGGGCAAGCAGGCCGCGGCCCAGTCCGATATGGCGGCGCTGACGTCTGCAGCCGCAGCAAGTGCCCCGACGAAGATCGAGTTCGACAAGGTCGTGGCCGACCTGGCGACCATCCGCACCGCGCACAACGCGCTGCTCGCCAAGCTGCGGACCGCCGGTCTGCTCGCGTCGTGACCCTGTTCATCCACCGCAACGCGGGAGGGCGGTGTCCGTGCGGAGCAGCGAACGCGACGTGCGGGCCGCCCTCCGACGTGGTGCCGGCGGATCAACTCATCGAGGAGGTGGCCGCCGTGAGCGGTCCGCTCAAGAAGTACAAGGTCGTCCGGAACGGCTTCGAGACCGTCATGAAACTGTCCGACGCGGACGCGGCCAAGCTCGGCGCCGGCCCGTACCAGGTCTCAGACGCCGTATCCACGATCGAGCCGGTGACGGCCGTGGCCGAGAGCATCGCGGATGCAGAGGCTACGGAGCCTGTGCAGGAGTCCGACAGCGACGGCCAGGCCGAGTCCCAGGTCGCGGATAGCGGCGACGTCGAGGACGCGGCCGCCGAGCCGCAGCAGACCGCCGGGGAGGCCCCGGTGCGGAAGCGGTCGACGGCAGCGAACAAGGCCCGTACGGGGTCGGCGAACAAGGCCGACGGTGGTAGCTGAGGAGTTCCTCGCGGACCCGGCCGAGCTCGCCGTGCAGCTCGGCCAGCCCGAGGACAACCCCAAGCTGATCGCCGCGCTCAGGGCGGCCAGCCGCCGATTCCGCGGTCAGGTCGGCCACCGGGTCAACCTCGTCGCCAACGACGTGGTGGTCCTCGACGGCAACGGACGCGAGTCCATCCTGCTGCCGGTGTGGCCGACCACGGCTGTGGCCGAGGTCCTCCTCGACGACGAGGTACTGACCGAGGGCACCGACTACTCCTGGTCCGAGGCGGGCATCCTGCGGCGCCTCGGCTGCCGGTGCTGGCCCGACCGGCTGCGCTGCCTTCAGGTCACCTACAGCCACGGCTGGGCCGAAGTTCCCGAGGACATTCAAGAGGCCGTCCTCGAGCGGGCGGAGGCCGGATTCACCATCCCGGTCGGCGTGCAGTCCAAAGCCGTCGGCGGGCAGTCCGTGACCTTCGGCGCGCAGGCCGCGTCCGGTGCCACGGAAGCCTGGACCAGCACGGTGGCCCGGCATAAGGTCCGCTCCTCAGGGGACGTCTGATGTTCTTCTTCGACAGCCTCACCCGCGTACGCGCGGGCACACGTACGGACCGCGGCGGCAACACCGCCCCGGACTGGGCACCGAATGCCGTCGACCGCCTGCAGGTGGAGCAGCTCAACGTCCAGCCCGCGTCGCAGACCGAGGGCAACAGCACCTCAAGCGGGGCAGCGGACCCGACCCGGGACGCAGTAACCACCGGCTGGCGGGTGCAGTCGCAGGAGGGCACCGCCCCCGACATCCGGGCTCTCGACCGCCTCGAGTGGCGCGGCCAGATCTTCGAGGTCCAGGGCGAAGTCGCCGAGTGGCCGGACCCGCTCACCGGCTCGGTGCATCACATCGAGTTCACGATGAACCGCGCCACCGGATAGGAGCCACATGCTCGAGTCCTTCCAGCTCGACACCGCCGGCGTGCGGGAGGTCCTCAAGAGCCAGGAACTGCGCACCGTCGTGGACACCCTGGCCGGGCAGATCGCGGACAACGTCCGGGCGTCCGTCCGAGAGGGGACGACTGTCTCGGTGCACGGCTACACCACGGACCGCGGCGCGGCCAGCATCACGGTGGAAGACGTGCGGGCCATGGCGTGGCAGGCCCGCGACGGCATCCTCACCCGCGCGGCCGGCGCTGTCGGCCTCGAGGTGAAGGCGTGGCAGACGTGAAGACGCCGGTCGTGTTCGAGGACGCACAGTCCGCCGGAGCCTCGGTGCTGCGCGCTGCGCTCGCCTCGCGCGCCGAGGCCTTCGCGCTCGATGTATCCGTCGGCACGAAGGTGCCGACGGACCGGTCCCCCGAACTGTCCCGGCTCCCGTACGTCATGGTCCGCAAGGACTCCGATCTGCCGCACTCCTCAATGGCCAACTCCAGGGTCACGCTGCGCGTCACCGTCTGGCATAAGGACGTCGACCAGGCGCACGACCTTGCGATGCTCTGCCAGGGCCTGCTGATCGTCCACTCGGGTCCGGTCATCCGGGGCGTGCGCCCAGGTATCGGACCGCTCCCCGCTGTCGATGACCCGTCGGGCGTCGACCTGAGCACCTTCACGGTGCTCGCCAACATCAGGCCGCAGCTGGCCTGACTCCGCGCTGAACCGCGGCTCCCACCACCCTGATCTGAGAGGAGGGCGCCGCATGTCCGGCGACCCGACAAAGGCAAATCTCTGGACCGACGCAGACGTGTACGTGTCCTGGAACCTGGCCGCAACGCTCCCCGCTGATGCGGAGACCGCGTTCAGCGGGGACTGGAAACTCGTCGGTCTGCTCGACGGCGACGAGGGTTTCCCCGAGACCCGCGACGAGGACACGGACGACAAGTTCGCCTGGGGCGGCGTGCTCGTCCGCACGTCCCGCCAGCACTTCAAGCTGACCAAGAACTTCACCGCGCTCGAGGACAACGAGTTCACCAGGCGGCTGGTGTGGCCCGGGTCCACCGACACCCGCGTCAAGGTCCCGCGCCCGGAGCAGGTCCTCGTGGCGTTCGAGACCCGCGAGGGAGACAAGGTGCGCCGGCTCATCACGAGCCAGTACGCGGAGTGCTCCCTGGACGGAGACCACGGCGAGAACGAGACCGATCTCGAGTCGGCCACGATCGCCGCGACGATCTTCCCGACCGCCGACGGCTACCTCTTCGAGCGGCAGTCCACCCCGGTGCTGGAGTCGATCTCCGTCACTCCGGCCACGCTGTCCGTGGCCGACGGCGAGATCGGCGCCCTGGCGGCGACGGCCACGTACTCCGACGCAACCACCGCCGACGTCACCGCGGAGGCGACCTGGACGACCTCGGACGCCACGAAGGCCACCGTCAGCGCGGGCTTCGTCACCGGTATCGCCGCTGGATCCGCGACCGTCACGGCCAGCTACCAGGGACAGACCGACACCTGCGCCGTCACCATCACGGCCTGACAGCCGCCGGGGCGCGGGCAGTTCGTCGCGGTTCGGACCGCGCCCCGGTGCACCACCCCACCCGAACCGCGACGGAAGGAACCGCGACGACGTGCCCCTGCAGCAGTTCACCGATACGGAGCTCGCGGCCAAGGCCGTACAGCTCGGCCTCGTCCAGGAGGGCGAGGTCCTGCCCCGCAACATGCGCTCCCGCGTGGCGGCCGCGCTCCTCGAGGAGCGACGCGCAGTCAGTCGGCCGGAGAAGCAGGCCGAGCCCACATGCGCGAAAGAGATCAGCGTCTGCGGCAGCGCTATCACGGTGGACGGCAAGCCGTTCCCGTGGCTCGTCGCCCGGGCGCCGATGGACATCAGCCTCGCACCCGACGGCTCCGGCACCGTCCGGCTCACCCTCCTCGCCGAGTCCGTCCAGGTCAGCAAGCCCAAGCCCGACAGCACTGAAAGCGAAAGCGAGTAACCATGGCCACCGCCCGAACCGCGACCAAGTCCCCGGCCCAGACGCCGGATGACCAGCCGTTCGACTTCAACCTCGACGCCGTCAAGGCCGAGGTCGCCAGCACGCCGTTCCGTGTCCACTGGAACAGCCGCCGCTTCACCTTCCAGCACATGCAGGACCTCGACTGCTGGGAGCTCCTGGCGGCCGCCGACAGCGGCGAGGCCAACGCCGTCATGGGCTCCCTGCGCCTGGCGCTCGGCGACGAGTGGGAGGACTTCCGCAAGGTGCCCATGCCGCAGTACAAGCTGATGCCCCTCTTCAAGGCCTGGCAGAAGCACTGCGGGATGGAGCCGGGGGAATCCTCGGCCTCGTCCGACTCCTGAGCGAGCACGGCGAGGCAGTACAGGCCGACCTCCGCGAGCACTACGGGATCCGCCTGTCGGACCTGTTCGCACGCGACCCGTACGGCCGGCCGCTGCTGACGTGGCGGGAGCTCGGCGGCTACGTCCGTCAGCTCCCCCCACGCGCCCGCACGCGGCTGGCGATGGGCGACAGCGACGGACTGTGGAGTCTGCAGGAGCACTTGCAGGCGATCACGGTCGACGAGCTGCGGATCGCGAACTGGCAGCGGTCGAACGATGGCGTCAAGCCGTCCAAGCAGACCAAGCCGCCCAAGCCCATGGCCCGCCCGGGCATCGGCCGAGGGCCTGACAAGAACTCCCCTGAGCGAGTGGCCAAGCGCAAGGCGGCCCTCGTCCGTGCCGCCGAGCGGCGCCTGGCACTGGCAGCGGGAGAGATCACCTGATCGACAACTGAACACGGGGGTGCCCTATGCCCAATGTCGGCTACGCCACGCTGCAGGTCATTCCCTCGGTGAAGGGCATCTCGTCCGAGCTGCGCAGCCAGCTCATCGGCCCTGCCGCCGAGGCGGGCAACGAGGCGGGTGAGGAGGCGGGCGGCGGGCTCAAGGACAAGCTCCTCGTCGGCGCGGCCGCCGCCGGTGCGGCTGCGGGCGCCCTGCTCGTGGCGGGCATCAGCGAGGCGATGGAGCAGGCGAACATCACCGCCACGCTGAAGGGCCAGCTGGGTGCGACGGCCGGCGAGGCCGCCCGCTACGGGAAGATCGCCGGACAGCTGTACGCGAAGGGCATCACCGAGGACGTCGCAGCCGGCGCCGAGGCTGTCCGGGCCGTCGTGTCGGGCGGGCTCGCCCCTCCGGGCGCGACGAACAAGCAGCTCAAGTCCATCGCCGCGCAGATGTCGGACGTCGCCACGACGTTCGGCACGGACATGAGTCTGCAGTCGCAGGCCGTCTCCGCCCAGCTGAAGAACGGGCTGGCGCCCAACGCAGAGGCGGCGCTCGACGTCGTCACCACCGGGTTCCAGAAGCTGGGCCCGAACGCCGAGGACCTCCTCGAGACGTTCCAGGAATACCCGGTCCAGCTCAAGAAACTCGGCCTGGACTCCAAGACCGCGCTCGGCCTGTTCTCGCAGGGACTCAAGGGCGGCGCCCGCGACACGGACATCATCGCGGACTCCTTCAAAGAGTTCTCGATCCGCTCGATCGACATGTCGACCACCAGCCAGGACGCCTACAAGCTCCTGGGGCTGAGCGCGAAGGACATGTCCGCGCAGATCGCCAAGGGCGGCAAGGGCGCCACGGCCGGCCTGCAGACCGTGCTCGACAAGCTCCGGGGGATGAAGGACCCGGTCAAGCAGCAGGCCGCCGCAGTCGGGCTCTTCGGCACCCAAGCCGAGGAGCTCGGCGCGAGCCTCTTCAAGCTGGACCCCTCCAAGGCAGTCCAGTCCCTGGGGGCCGTGTCCGGTTCGGCCAAGCAACTCGGCAAGGATCTCCACAGCGGGCCCGCCCACGAACTCACCGTCTTCCAGCGGAGCCTCAAACAGGCCTTCGTCAACGTCCTCGGCGGCCAGGTCCTGCCCGTCCTCGCACGCGCCGGGGGGTTCGCGAACCGGGTACTCCTGCCGCCACTCAAGGCGGTTGCGAGCACCGTGGCATCGCTCCTCATCCCCACGCTGAAGGCTCTGTGGACGGGCGGCACCGCGGTCGTCAACTGGATCAAGGAGTGGGGCATCTGGCTGGCCCCCATCGCCGTCCTCATCGGCGGTGTGACCCTCGCCCTGTCCGCGCAGGCCATCATCACCAGCACGGTCGTCGGCATCATGGGTATCTACTCCCTCGCCAGCCGCGGCATCGCCCTGGTCACCCAGGGCTGGGCCGCCGCGCAGACACTCCTCAACTCGGTCATGGCTCTGAACCCGTTCGTGCTGGTCGCCATCGCCGTGGTCGCCCTGGGCGTCGCCCTCGTCATCGCCTACAAGAAGTCCGAAACGTTCCGGGCGATCGTGCAGGCTGCTTGGGCGGGCATCCAGACCGCGGCCCTGTACGCCTGGAACAACGTCCTCAAGCCCGCGTTCGCCGGGCTGATGGTCGGGCTCAAGGCCATCGGCGGCGTGTTCGTCTGGCTGTGGAGCGCGGTGATCAAGCCCGTTGTCGGGTTCATCATCGCCGTGTTCAAGGTCTGGTGGACCGCCGTCAAGATCTACCTGACGGTCATGGGCGTCCTGTTCTACACCCTGGGCGCCATCGCGGTCTGGCTCTGGAAGAACGCGATCTCCCCGGTAATCGACTGGATCATCGCCGGGTTCAAGTTGTGGTGGGCGGCCGTACAGATCTACTTCGGTCTGGTCATGTCCGCGTTCCGGGCGGTGGCTTCGGTCGCCGTGTGGTTCTGGACCACCGTGATCTCACCCGTGATCGGGTGGATCGTCGCAGGATTCCAGCTCCTTTGGGCCGGTGTGAAAGTCGTGTTCGGCTACCTCACACTCGGGATCAAGACCGTCGCCGGATGGGCGACCTGGCTCTGGACGGCCGCGATCTCCCCCGTTGTCGGCTGGATCGTCGCCGGATTCAAGGTCCTGTGGACCGGCGTGAAGGTGGTGTTCGGCTGGTTCGTCGGCGGGCTCAAGACCGTCGGCAACTGGGCGAAATGGCTGTGGACCACGGCCGTCACCCCGGCCCTTAACGGCATCAAGTCGGTGATCTCCACCGTCTACAACGCGGGCATCAAGCCGGTGTTCAACGCGCTGAAGACAGCGATCGGACAGGTAGGCAAGGCGTTCAGTACGGCGAAGGACGCCATCAAGATCGCCTGGGACAAGGTCAAGGCGATCGCCAAGGCGCCCATCAGTTTCATCGTCAACACGGTCTACAACAAGGGCATCGTCGGCGTCTGGAACAAGGTCGCCGACGCGTTCGGGTCCCCGAAGCTGAAGACGTTCAAGTTCGCTCGAGGCGGGCCGGTCTACGGCGCGGGCACTGAGACCTCGGACGACGTGCCCGCGTGGCTCTCTCGCAACGAGCACGTCTGGACCGCGCAGGAGGTCAAGGGCGCGGGCGGACACGGCGCGGTCATGGCCATGCGCAAGTGGGCCGCGTCCGGCGGCCGCGGAGCGCCCGGTTTCAAGGACGGCGGCGGCCTGTTCGGCTGGATCGGCAAGGCCGGATCCACCGCGGCAGGCTGGGGTTCGTCCGCCTGGGACAAGATCAAGGAGGGGGCGAGCTGGCTCAAGGACACGCTCGCCGCGTCCGCGCGGGCGGGCGTCCACGCGGTGGTCAACCCGCTCCTGTCGAGGATCCCCGGGCTCGGCTCCGGGATCGGCGACATGATCGCGAAGATCCCCGACAAGATGCTCGACTCCCTGTTCGGCTACGCCAAGGAGGCCGACAAGAAGGGCGCGTCCAGCTCCTTCGGCGGCGGGAAGATCCCCAGCGGGCAGCACGCGGCGATCATCAAGGCCGCCCTGTCGGCGGCCGGTGTGCCGCCGCCCGGCACGCTCGCGCAGTGGCTGTCCGGCCTCAACACGCTCATCACGCGCGAGTCCGGCTGGAACGCCAGCGCGATCAACCGCACCGACTCCAACGCCAAGGCCGGCCACCCCAGCCAGGGGTTGGCGCAGACGATCCCCGGTACGTGGAGCGCGTACGTCCCGTCGTCGCTCCGCAGCCGCGGCATCCTCGACCCGGTCGCCAACGTGGCGGCAGCGATCCGGTACATCGTGTCCCGCTACGGCAACATCACCAGCGTTCAGCAGGCCAACGCATCCAAGTCGCCCAAGGGCTATGCGGGTGGTGGCCGGCCGCGCGCGGGCGAGACGTTCTGGGTCGGCGAGAACGGTCCCGAGCTGATGCGGCTCGGATCCGGCGGCGCCACCGTGTGGGACTCCGCGACGTCGATGGCGATGGCCTCCCAGCTCGGTGCGCTGCGCGGTTTCGCGAAGGGCACCAGCGGGGCCAAGTCCCAGGCGGCCGCGCGCAAGCAGGTCCCTGGCGATCTCACGTCGGTGCACAAGGTCCTGACCGCGTCGGCCGCCGACATCAAGAAGGCGTTCGACGAGCTCACCAAAGACCTCAAGGCTGCGGGCGGCGCGGGCAAGCAGCTGGCGGCCTCGACCACGAAGGCCTCCGCGAAGCTGCAGGCGTTGGCCAAGCAGCGTGACTCGGTCGATGCGAAGCTCGAGGCGGCCAAGTCCGCGGCCGCCGACCAGAAGAAGTCCGCGGCGGACTTCTTCGGCCTCGGCCAGGTCGGCGACGTCGGCACGTTCTCGGACCTGCTCGGCGGCCTCAAGTCCCGCCAGGCGGAGGCCAAGGCGTTCCAGCAGCAGATCGCCGGGCTGTCCAAGAAGGGGGTCTCCCAGAGCATCATCAGTCAGCTCGTCGGGCAGGGCCCCGGTGGTCCGCTGATCGACCTGGTGGCCGGGGCTTCCAAGAATCAGCTCGCGCAGCTCAACGCGCTCGCCAAGTCGGGCAGCAAGCTGTCGACCTCGTACGGCAACACCATGGCCGACGCCATGTTCGACGCCGGCACCAACGCGTCCAAGGGGTTCCTGCTCGGGCTGAAGAGCCAGGAGAAGGAACTCCAGGCCGAGATGAACAAGCTCGGCGAGGCGCTGGTCAAGGGCATCGAGAAGAAGCTCGGCATCCACAGCCCGGCCAAGGCACTGATGCCCGTCGGCGCGAACACGGCGCGCGGCGTCGTCGTCGGCCTGGACAACACCGCCTCCGAGGTCGCGGCCGCCGCGGCCCGCACCGCGGACGCCATGGTGCCCGACGTCCCGGCCATCTCACCGGCGTCCTACAGCGCGGCCGCTATGAGCACCCAGGCTCTGGCCGCGGGTTCGCGGCTGCGCCTGGTCGTCGAGGACGGCACCGAGTTCAACGCCTACATCGACGGGCGCGCGGACGGCCGTGTGACCGCCGGGTTCACCCGCGTCCGCAGCACCGTACGCGCGGGCCGCAAGTAGAAGGGAGCACCGCATGCCGATGATCGTGGACCCGGACGCGCCACCGGTGGAGCCGCCCGAGACCGTCTCCAGCCCCGATGGCTGGCTGAGGGCCGCGGTCGACTCCACCTGGGCCGGGGTCGTGCTCGCGGTCGACTACACCGCAGGCACGCCCCTGGCCGGGGCGGCCGATGTGCGCCGCGTCCTGATCACCCGGCAGGACCCGGGCGCGGCCGCGCCCGTGCCCGTGCGGGGGGCGAATCTGGCCTGGGCGATCGAGGGCATCGGCGAGGGCTACGACCACGAAGCGCCCCTCGGGGTCGGCGTCACCTACACAGCGCGCCCGCAGTACGCCGACGAGACCTGGGGCCCTGAGTCCTCCCTCGGTATCGAAGTGCCGGCACCGGACCCGGTCGCCGACGTATGGCTCAAGTCGCTGGACACGCCCGGCGCTTCGGCCCGGGTCACCGTGACGGCGTGGCCGCAGCTGGCCTGGGCGGCGCGCATCGACCAGGCCCTGATCGCGGGCAGCCGGTATCCGGTGGCCGCGCAGGACGTGTACTCGGCAGCCACCTCGGACATCACCCTCGACGCGGCGGGCACGGCGATCGAGGCGGTACGGACGCTGCTGACCACGCCCGGGGTACTCCTCATTCAGACCCGCTCCGAGTACCACCGCCCGGACATGTACGTCCTGGTCACCGATCCGGCCGAGGCACTGGACGCCGGACCGGACGCGAGCCGTACGTTCACCGCCGGCGTGCTGCAGGTGGAACGGCCCGACACCCTCGGCCAGCGCATGCGGATCCCGGGCTGGTCCTACGACGAGGTCGCAGCGGCGTTCGCCACCTACGACGCGGTCGCGGCGAGCTATCCGACCTACCAGTCCCTCGCCCTGCACGGGGTGCTCTGATGCTGCCCATCAGCGCGGCCGTCCTGGCGGCGCTGCCCGGCGCGGTCCGCCGACCGTACCGGGCGGACTGGTCCAACGACGGCGGCCGCACCTGGACGGACTGCGACCTGCAGGCCGGGTCGGCGCAGGTCAACGCGAGCCGTACGGCAGAGACCCGCTACACCGCCACGGCCACCCTCACCGGCGCCCCGGCGGGCGCCTCCGGGATCAACCCCATCAGCACGAACGTGCGGCTGTGGCAGGGCATCCAGCTGCCGCGCTCCGAGACCGTCTGGTTCCCCGCCGGCCGCTACACCGTCGGCCGCCCGCGGGCGACCCGCACGGGTCTCGAGGTGGAACTGTCCGGCATCGAGGACGAGATCCGCGACGCCGGCCTGCCCACCGCGCGCACCGTCGGGCCCGGCGCGGCGCGCACCCTGGTCGAAACCCTCGTCGGGGAAGCACTGCCCGGTGTGCCCGTCGCCTGGCGTGCGGGCGTGAACCCGGACACGCTGGTGCCTCAGGTCCTGGCCGAGGACACTCGGTGGGCCGTGCTGTCGTCGGGCACCGATTCCAGCGGCACCTCCACCGGCATCGTCGAGGCCCTGGCTGCGGAGCTCTTCGCGGACGCACGCGGCGTCATCACCATCGCCCCCGTCCCGACCCTCGCCGACCCGGTGATGTGGCGGATCGGCCGCGGCGCGGGCGGCGTCCTGATCGAGCCTCAGGCCGAGCAGTCCAGCGAGGGCCTGGCAAACGTGTGGGCCGTGACCGGCGACGCCGGATCCGGGGACGCGGTGATCGGCCCCGCCTACGCCTACGACCAGGACCCCACCTCCCTCACCTACGCAGGCCCGGATCCGATCGGAGACCCGCTCGCCCCGCAGCGGCTCGGCCTGTGGCACGTGAGGCTGCGCGTGCAGCGCTACAGCAGCGCCGTCATCACCAGCCTCGCCCAGGCCTACGACGTCGCCCAGGCCAAGCTCGCCGACTCCCTCGGCGTGCAGTACTCGCTGTCCCTGACCGCGGCCTGCAATCCCGCCCTCGAGCCGGGCGACGTGATCGAGGTGGAGACCGAGCCGGACGTCTGGGAGCGGCACCTCGTCGACTCCCTGTCCTGCACGCTCGGCGCGGCCTCGATGTCGCTGACGACCCGCACCAGTGCAAGGAGGCTGTAGTGGACGCTGCCGAGCTCCTCGGCGCCACGCTCGCCGACCAGGCCCGGACACGCACCCCCAAGCAGGTCAGCGCGAAGGTCTTGGATGTCACCGCCGAGGGAAAGGTCAACCTCGACCTGCTCGGCACTCTCGTGCCGGACGTGCCGTGCACGGACTCCTACCGCAACCGTGCTGCCGGGGACTGGGTCGCCGTGCAGCTCGGCGCCCGCCCGGTAGTGCTGTGGCGGCTCGGTGATGACCCGGCCGAGCAGGACGAGGCCACGATCAGGGCCCTGGCCGCGGACGCCGCCCAGGACCTGATCGCGGTCTCCGCCTACACCTGGGGCACCGGCGCCCCAGGTGGATCGGGCTGGCAGACCGTCACCCAGCTGTACACGCGCAAGGACACCAACGGGGTGGGCCAGCTGTACGCGCAGATCGGCGGCGCCGACACCTCACCGGCCGAGACGCCGACCCGGGCGCCGAAGGCCGTGACCATCTCGCCCACGGATTCCGGGTCCTGGCGCAGCGGGCGCCCCGACGAGTACGCGTCCTCGCCCACGCAGGGCGACTGGACCGGCCGCGGCAACCGGCGCGGCGGATGGTTCTACGGGACCTCGATCGCGTCGGCCTGCTCCGGCAAGACAGTGGCCAGGATGCAGGTCAAGTTCACGCGCAAGCGGGGCGCCGGCCGTAACAGCAAAGTGCCCATGCACCTGTACCTGCACGACCACACCTCCGCGCCGTCCGGGCAGCTCAACCTGGGCGACGGCCCTGAGGAGCTGCTGCGCCTGTCCGTGGGCGCCAAGGGCACCGCCACCCTGCCCTCCTCATGGCGCAGCGCGCTGGCCTCCGGCAGTTCCCGCGGACTGGCCATCTACGACACCGGGTCCACCGACTACGGGGCGTTCACCGGCGGCCAGATCACCATCACTTTCTCCGCCACCTAGGAGGCTCCCCCCTTGGCTACCATCGGCTTCGCTGACCTGCCCGTCCCCGCCGGCGGGGACGCGCCCCAAGTCCCCACAGACATCGCGGAACTGGCGACCGCGCTGGACCCGCATCTTGTCCAGCACGCCGAGGACCAGGCCGACCGCGACAGCAGGTTCTCCACCGCCCCCATCCAGACCCTGGTGATCGCCGAGGACGGCACCGCGTGGATGAAGACGTCCTCGGTCGCGAACACGTGGGTGACGCTGTCCTCGCCGCTGCAGGCCTGGCAGCCCACCATCACGCTGAAGTCCGGGTTCGAGGAGGGCTCCGTCGAACTCGGGCTGCGCGTCAAGGACGCCACGCACGTCTACCTCAAGGGCCGGATCCAGCGCACCGACGCCGCGAACATCCTCGACGCCAACGCCGTGAACCTGGGCTCCGTCCCCAGCGGCCTGATCCCCACCGAGCTGCGGACCTACGCCGCAACCTGCTCGATGGCCGGCACCACCACCGACGCCTCCGGCCGCCTCGAGATCCTCGAAGCGACCACCTCGTCCGCGTACGGGGACGCCGGCGACATCCTCTGGTGGTACCAGGGCACCGACGGCACCCCGTGGGTGGACATCAGCGGCGACTACTGGACCGACTGAGAAGGGGGAACCGTTCATGCCGCTCTACACCTTCGGCGGGAACCCCGGCGCCGTCCTGGTCACCGACACCGGCGACGTCGTCCCCGACTACCCCGTCATCGTCCGCGTCGCCGGCAGCGGCGCCATCGTCAGCGCCCTGTACGAGGAGGACGGCACCACCCCGATCGCCCAACTCCGCTCCAACGACGCCGCCTCGGACGCACCCGGCGCGATCCGCACCTTCAAGATCGCCGACGTCCCCGCGATCCAGTACGAGTACAACGGCGTGCACGGCACCGTGGACTGGTACGAGCCGAGCCGGGAAGCGGCGACCAGCGCCCTCGAGGGCCTCGCCTCCAAGCTCGACAAGACCGGCGGCACCGTCACCGGGGACCTGGACGTCACCGGCACCCTGGACGTCGGCACCCTCCTGGTCGGCGGGGAGCCCATCAACGGGGTGGCCGGGGCCGGCATCTACGTGCCGCAGGTCTACGGCGCACTCGGCAACGGCACCGCCGACGACGCCCCCGCAATACAGGACGCCCTCGATGCCGCCTACACCGCGGGCGGCGGCTGGGTCATCGTCCCGCCCGGCACGTACAAGGTCGCCACGCTCCCGCTGCGGATCAAGCGGAACACCCGCCTGACGCTGTGCGACGGGGCAACGATCCAGCGCGGCGTCACCGGCACCATGCTCCTCAACGGAGACGCGGCCCAGGCTCTCGGCGTCTACACCGGCCACGGCAACATCCTGATCGAGGGCGGCACCTGGGACGCGAAGGCCACCTCGTACGCCACCAGCGCCATGTGCATCTCCATCGGGCACGCCGAGGGCGTCACCATCCGCGACACCCTGATCAAGGACGTGTGCGGGTACCACGGCATCGAGATGAACTCCACCCTGCGCGGCCGGATCATCAACGTCACCGCGCTCGGCTACCTCGACCCCGACGGCACGCGCACGTTCTCCGAGGCGTTCCAGATCGACCTCGCCAAGGGGAGCAGCTACTTCGGCGGCTTCGGTCCGTACGACGACACCCCGTGCACGGACATCCTCGTCGAGGGCTGCAGCGTGGGCCCGTCCGGCACAGCAGGCACCACGTCCTGGCCGCGCGCGTTCGGCTCCCACTCCGCCTCGCCGAGCAAGCCCCACACGGACATCCGCGTCAGGGACCTGCGCTGCGAGGACCTCACCCAGTTCGCCATCGGCGGCTACACCTGGCAGGACGTCATCGTCTCCGGCCTGCAGCTGCGCAACTGCGGCGCGGGCGTGCGCATGCGGACCCTCGACTCCTCGAGCTCCTCCCATCGCACACCGGCGGGCGCGGGCTCGCCGTCGATCGCGGGAAGCCAGGCCCTGACCAACATCATCATCGACGACGTCACGATGACCGGCGGCGGCAGCTACGACGCCGCGGTCCGCGTCGAGGGCGAAGACACGGGCTACGTCGGCGGCGTCTCCATCTCCAACATCGTCACCCGCGGGATCGGCAACCAGGCCTTGCGGCTGATCGACGTCGAGGACTACACCGTCGACAGTGTCAACGCCTACGACTCCGGCGCCACGGCGGTCAGTCAGCTCGGCGTGCGCCGCGGCCTGCTGACCGGTGTACACGTCAACACCACGGCGGGCGCGGGCATCACGGTCGACTCTCGCTCCACACTCGCCTCGACCGCGACGGATGTGGCGATCCGGCACTGCTCGGTCACCGCCGCGGCCGCGAACGGGTTCCACATCTGGGACGGCACGGACGTGATCGTCGAGGACTGCGACGCCTACGCGCTGACCGGGTTCGGAGTGCAGGTGTCCACCAGCACGGTGCGCCCGCTGATCCGCAACGTCCGTACGCGGGACACCACCAGCGCGGGCATCAACATCACCAACACGATCACCCAGCTCCGCCGGTTTGGGAACACCTTCGGCGCGGTGGCCGACGCTTCATCCGGCGCCGACACCAGTCCGTTCGATTCCGGGTTCGGGGCGCTCGAGGACGCGCTGCGGCCGTCAGGCAGGTACGAGACGTGCAGCCGCCTGCGGGCGGGCGGGGAGTCCCAGCCCAGCAGCGGCTGGCTGTACCTGGTGCCGATCTGGCTGCCCAAGAGCACCGTCATCTCCAACATCAGTTTCACCTCCGGCAACACCGCCGGCGCCACCCTGACCAATCAGTGGTTCACCCTGCACAACAGCTCCCGCGTGGCGCTGGCACGTACGGCGGACGCGACGAGCGCGGCATGGGCGGCCAACACCACGAAGACATTGGCGATCGCGCAGGCCACTGCGGGCACCGCGTCCTCGTACACGACGACGTATTCAGGCCTGCACTACCTGGGCGTCATGGTCGCCGCGACCACGCCGCCGTCGCTGATCGGCGCGGGCCGCCTCATCACCGGCGGTTCCTCCGCGCAGGGGCTCGGCGCGACCAGCTCCGGTCAGACCACACCGCCGACGGTCACCGCCGGGGCTTTCACGGCGGCCTCGTTCGCCGGATCGGCAATCCTCGCCTACGCCTACGCGGCCTGACCCTCCCCCTCACCCACCGCCCCGCGCCTGTTGGCCGGGGCCTTTCTCATGTCTGGAGTTCGGATGGCCACACCGCCGAGTGCCGCCACTTTCCTGGACCTGCTGCGGGCCGAGGGCCTGCACGTGGTCGAGGTCGGCGACTGGGAGCACCACAACCGCAACAGCAAGGGCCCGTGGGGGCCCGTGCACGGTGTGATGATCCATCACACCGTGACCTGGGGAACCGAGGCCACGGTGGCGATCGTCCGCGACGGGTACGCGAGCCTGCCCGGCCCGCTCGCCCACGGCATGATCGCCAAGTCCGGCACGGTCTACCTGGTCGGCTACGGCCGAGCCAACCATGCCGGCCTGGGCGACCCGGACGTGCTGGCCGCGGTCATCGCGGAGAAGGCCCCGCCGCTCGATGATCAGGCCACGGTCGACGGGAACCGTTCGTTCTTCGGTTTCGAGTGCGAGAACCTCGGCGACAACAAGGACCCCTGGCCCGAGGCGCAACTCCTCGCGATCGAGCGGGTGACCGCGGCGCTGTGTCGGCATCATGGCTGGTCGGTGCGATCGGTCATACGCCACCTGGACTGGCAGCCGGGCAAGGTCGACCCCCGGGGCCCGGGGATGGACTGGACGGCGATGCTCGCCCGGATCGCCAAGCGGCTCGGGACGAAGCCGCCCACGACCACGCTGCCCGCGCCGCAGAAGCCGACGGTGTCGCTGTCCAAGCTGATCCACGCGGCCCGGACCGACCCGCAGGCGAAGGGCCTCCCGGTCACGTACGCAGGTACGGCGATCGTCGAGGCTGCCCTGGTCGACGAGGGCAAGCT